CTCGGAGATGTGTATAAGAGACAGGGAATGTACTATGGTGACTAAAGCACGATGCAATATGAACGAAGTAATTCAATCGACTGACCGCTTGACGGCACTACTCGAGGAGCAGGCCGCCTGCATTGAGCGGATCATGGCAATACTGGACAAATAATATGAATATGAATACTGCAAATCAGCGCGCTATAAAGTTGCCGTTCCAAGAATATGTTTCTACACTTGGGAAGACTCGCAAAAGTAAGTTGTGGGCAGAAATTCGGCTTGTGACAGGAAAGGACAAGACAACAATATGGCGCTGGGCGCACGGACGCACCCGTCCTGACAAGTCAGACAGGGATAACATAGCATTCTGTGTATATAAATTCTCTGAAAATAGGTTACCCGGCGACGCATTATTCCCAGAAGATTATCCATACAAAGGTACCCATGCAAAGGTTAAATAACGTAGAGTTTTTTAACTCACCCGAAGGAGAGGTGCAGATCCGCGATGAAAAGGGAGTGCGCACCTACATGGAAGAAGATAAAGAGCTTACGGATGCTTTGTTCTCGGTCATTGAGCTGGATTACCCCAAGGCATTCAAGGCGTTGTCGGAGATTTACAACAAGAGTAAAGCGAACGCCCCTTACTTCAAATACAGGTGTGCCCACCGATTCATCCGCTGCAACTTCGGGATGTATGATAAAATACCCGATATGGACGAGTTCGGCCGGTTCAACTTCGAGAATGTTGCTTGTCCGCTGGTGGGGGAGTGCAAATACTATAAAGTAATCTGTAACCCAGAGTTTAATACTAACCTGACAATGCGGGAGAAAGAGATTGTCCGCCTCTATAAAGAGGGATGTAAGACCGAACGGATTGCCGAAATACTGTCACTCTCCCAGTTGACGGTCGAAACACACAAACGAAACGCTATGCGTCGCACAGGGTCGACAACGCTTGCCGAACTCGTGATATGGGCTAACAACCACGGACTTTAAACACAAAAAAAAACTCATAAACCAAAAATAAAATAGTATGGAAAATTTACTGCAATGCAAGGGCAAGAAATTCAAGGCCAACATCTACAACATCCCAGTTGAAGGGCGTATTCAGGTAGAGGAAGGGAGTATTTATCTATGCCAAAATGTGAAGGATGGAGCCGATTGCGAAGACAAATTAGGCTTCAAATGCAGTTGGCACATCGAGGATGGTAGCGAGATGGCACTCATCAAAAACAACGTTTCAAATCTTTGTATCCACCCTTCGACGAAAGAAGAGGCCGAATCTTTCAAGGATTGGCAGGTAGGGGATAAGCTTGTATACGAATCAAACACTTGGGAGGTGATTTTCCGTAGTGGAGAATTGGTCGTGTGCAAGAGAGAGAACGGCAATGTGCCTTACAATTTCACTTGCGACGAGCTTTACACATTAGGGTTTCGCCTTGTTTATGAACCTGATCCTGAAACTGAGATTGTCGAAGTAACGATGGATGAAATCGCCAAGATGAAAGGCATTCCGGTAGAGCGGCTTCACATCAAAAAGGAATAGCATCACAGGGTGCGTAGTTCAACGAGAGAACGATTAAGGAGAGACGAGAGAACGGCAACCTCTTATGGTTTGTATCGGCTTGTGAAACGCGAAACAATAAATGCAGGTTCGAATCCTGCCGCACCTCCAAGATAGCCACCGCATAGGTGAGGGGTTTGATTGCTGGCACTAACCCCGCCGCAAGGCAAAAGCAATTTCTGTGTTCTTTGACACATTGATACACGAGAACCATCCGAGCGGATGTAAAACCCGGCGAGCGACTTGGCGCAGAAGGGCTGGCAACAGATAAATACCAATGAACGAGCGATGACCCGGAGTAATCCGGAGAGCCGTATTGATTATTACGCCTGGTGTGGCTTGACCGCCTATCCAGGCTCTATGGCAGGCCTTGCGCACCGTTCTTTCAGCAGTGGGTTATTTCATTTTAGGCGTGAGGTCTGCATCTTGCCCGCGTGCGCTTTTCGGTGGCGCAGTTTTGAAATGGAGTTTAAAGTTACAGTGCGCGCGGGCTTATTTGCAACACCTTAAAACAATTATACTATGGAGAAGAACACTTTGAGGAAGAGGAGATTTCTATGCTTCGACCTGACGCCCAGGTGGAAAATGTGGAAACGGATCGAAGACCTGGAGGTGCGGCTTGCTACATGCCTTTGCGAGCGCAATGAAGCGGATGGACGCCTTATCGAGCGGGAACACGAGGTATTGGCGCTCACTCAAGCACGTGATACCCTGTACAAGCGCATCGACGAACTGGAAGGCAGGCTCAGGAAATTCGACCGTACCCGTGGGAAAAGCGGCAAATACATCAAGGGCTATGACGTACGAACCGCAAAGTAAGATTCTGGCCTATCTCAAGGCCGGCGGCAGGCTGACTGTTCGCAAGGCTGAGAGGCTGTACCACACAACGGAGCTGCGCCGGATCATCAGTCGGCTCCGGAAAATGGGATATTCCATTTGCTCGAACAAACAGAAGGCCGTTACGGAAGACGGGCGGCCGACACAGTTTAACGAGTACTATATGCCACAGGTCGCGGATTCCTGCCAATAATCCGCAAATCGCATTTTAAGTTTGGTATTTGCCATTGGCCAGTTGTGAAGCCCGCGGATGGTGTGCCGCCGAGATCGAAGCCCTGCGCGGTGGCGCGGGTGAGTGGAGATTCAGGCGGCTTTTATTGAGCTATGGTGTAATGGTTAACACACCGCCCTTTGGAGGCGGTACTCCCGGTTCGAATCCGGGTAGCTCAACGGGGTTCTAACCCTAATGTTGTGAGTTTGATCGGGCGCTTGGGCGTCTGTCACAACGGAAGCTGACAGAGGGTATATCCCTCGACAATCCGAGGCTGCGTGAAGGAAGTAGCAAGGCCGAGGCGGGCTAAGCCCACGAAACGGGAGATAAAGAACGCAAATCGGCGGCGCGAAGCACAGTAACGCCGCCACCGCGGGGGCAGTCAGAAGCCCCCGCTTCTTTTGGATACAATCAAACGACCATGAATAAATATCTTCAAGAGCTCAAAGACAAAGGACTGGTGCCTTTACGGCTCGACAACAACACGGTGCTTTGGGTTACACCCGACAAGGCCAATGAGAAGTACAAAACACGCTACCTCAAGAATGCCGAGAGGTCGCGGAGGATGGCATTGAATTTAGATTAGTTATGAATTACGGATTACCTTATAAGGGTTCTAAGAATAGTATTGCGAAATGGGTTATTTCGAATCTTCCCGCGTCGCATACGTTCGTGGATTTGTTCGCCGGAGGATGTGCGGTAACTCACGCTGCCATATTGTCTGGTAAATTCGGACGTTTCATTGCAAACGATATTACGGAATATCCCCAAGTCTTCCGTGATGCCATCGATGGGAAATACCGGAATGAATGTCGATGGATCAGTCGGGAGGATTTCCTCCGTCTCAAAGATGACGACCCCTACGTGCGTCTTTGCTGGAGCTTTGGGAACGATATGAAGACATATATGTATGCTCCGGAGGTTGAGCGGTTCAAAAAACACATGCACGCGATATTTTCCGCGGGAACGCCCACGAGCGCGCGGTTGGCATGGAAAGGATTTGTCCGGGAATTTGCAAAAGTCCGTGATAAAATAGGAGAGCTGACGCAAAAGGTGCTGAAGTTGTGCGCAGCGTGCGACGTGGCACCTCAATACAATGCGGACGGCACATTGAATACAAAGGCGATACATACAGATGTTTTTCGGGTTAAATCAGCGTATTTGCGAAAATATTTACAGAACGCCCTGAAATTATCCGGTCTTACGAAAAAAGATGTCGACCGACGCCTTGGGAATTATATGGGTAGGCATTATTTTAGCGAATCTCAATGGATGTTGCCATCCTCTGAACAATACGAGAAGTTGCAAGAAATTTTACCGGCGTTAACTATTCCGTGGGCGCCCTTAAACGAAAGTCTGCAAAGTCTGCAAAGTCTGCAAAGTCTGGAAAGTCTGCAAAGTCTGCAAAGTCTGGAAAGACTGGAAAGTCTGCAAAGTCTGGAAAGACTGAAAAGTCTGCAAAGTCTGGAAAGACTGAAACTGTCCCGAAAGGATTACAGCGATGTTGCTATACCGCCGGGCGCGACGGTATACTGCGACCCGCCGTATGCTAACACGTCGGGGTATATCGACGATTTCGACCATGAACGATTTTATAGATGGCTGCGCAGCATGGAATTCCCGGTGTTCGTTTCGGAATATTCCATGCCGGACGACTTTATATGCTTTGCGAGTATTGACAAAGCATGCACCTATTCATCATCAAAAACGATAAAACGCGTAGAAAAGATGTTCGTACACGAGCGGTGGGCGGATGCTGTGAGGCGTCCGGATGATAATGTTCAGGGGCGGCTGTTCTAATCCTCCCTGCGTCGCAATAGTATTACCGCCATAGTAGTATTGTCGGCTGGCGTCCTATCTACGAATAACCCCTAAAAGTAAGAAATTATGGATGACATTACCCGCGTCTGCCGCAAATGCGGGCAGGAAAAGCCGTTGGAAGAGTTTGCGAAGAATAAGGAATGCGTATTAGGTCATAGCCATATTTGCAAACAATGCAAGGCGGAGCAGTCCCGTAAGTGGCACGCAGCCAATTTCGAAAAGGCGCGGGAAAATAACCGTAAGTGGCACGCAGCCAATTTCGAAAAGGCGCGGGAAAAGCACCGTAAGTGGCGCGCCGCTAATCTCGAAAAGTGCCGGGAGTATGACCGCAAGTATTACGCGGCCAATTCCGAAAAGTGTCGGGAGTATGACCGCAAGTATTACGCAGCCAATTCCGAAAAGTGTCGGGAGTATGCCAGAAAGTATTACGCAGCTAATTCCGAAAAGGCGCGGGAAAAGCACCGTAAGTGGCGCGCCGCTAATCTCGAAAAGTACCGGGCGAATGCCAGCAAGTATTACGCAGCTAATCTCGAAATGTACCGGGCGTATGACCGAAAGAAACGCGAGAATCTGACTGACGGGTATTTAATGGATAAACTAAAGCGCTGCAACCTCCCCGTAACCCCCGAAACAATCGACTACAAACGTATTCAACTAAAGTTATACCGAGAAATCAAAAAACAACAAAACGATGAAAGAGATTAAGAACATCCGGGAATTGACGGCCGATTTGGGCCGCGTGTATGCAGAGCTTCGGGCACGAGAGATCGAGATCAAAGAGGCATCGGAGATTGCTAACATTGCGGGTAAGATCATCAACGGCGCAAAGGCTGAAATGATGTACCGAATCGCCCGTAAGGAGAAGCCGTCGATACCTTTTTTCGATGCCGATGGCAAATAATTTTGCAGATTCGAAATGATTTTCTATCTTTGCTGTTGCGACAGAACTACTTTACGTAGTCATTAGAAATATACGAACGTCTTTTGGGCGTGTTCCCGTTGCACTTCTACGCTACGTAGTTGTGGTTCTGTCGCAAGAATTAGGGGGCACGCCCTCTTTTTATACCATACATTAACCTAACTTGTGTTCAACAAATGCGACAGAACAACACAAGTGGTACCCGGGTAAATAACACCCAGACCACACCGCGCGCGAAGAAAAGCCGCACCGCATTCTACCGTTGCCATCTGAAGGCCAACAAACCCCTATTTTCATCTGATAGGGTCGATTACACCAACGTTATCCGCGCCACGTGCGAGGAGCATGCTTTAGGCTGTTTCCTTGCTCAGTTCCGCGTGCTCTATCCCGCGTATGCTGTCGTTGTCGGCACCATACTCGTAAGCCGGGTATTCCCCTCCAAGTCCAACCGTTAAAACAGGCCGCTATGGCACATCTTATCACCTTGTTGGCGTTCATCGCGCCGATTGCCGTGGTATTCGGCTGGGTGCTATCCAATCAGCACCGCGCAAAGGAGATTGGAAAATTGCTAACCTCAATATTCGAAAGCCATGAATGAGTTTACGGAAATCACGGTTAAATGCGTGTGGACGACGATAAAGGGGCGCATTTGGCGAGCCCAATACCGCCTGCGGTCAAAGGCTGTCCGGATACAATCCAAGGCCATCTACCGGGCATTGAAGAACGAGAACAAGCCCCGTATTTACCGGGTTGAAATACGATAGCCCATGAACACGCAATATTACACGACAACCACGTCCCCGGTGCTGACGTTCGAAGAGTATCATGATATTCCGAGCGAACATATAACTGGCCAGCGGTCGACATTCTCCCAGAGGGCCAGAACGCTGATGGAGGTAGACCTAAAGTTGATTTATCGGGCTATCCGCGAAGCCATTCAGAAGGATATGCGCGGTGATGAAGACGGCCGGGTCTATTCGGTTGCATACAAAATCTATGACATTCAGGCGAGGCATCACTATATGCCTGTTTATGAACGCCGATACGATGTCTTCGCCGGATGTTTCGAGGAGGTGCAAACCGGGTGTGAAGACAGCATCGAGGTTATTAATGTCACCGATATTGACGGCCGGATATGGCCCGGGCATATGGCCCGGTTGAAAAATTACGCAAAACGAAACAATTTATAACAATGAGGACAATCATTGAAGTTGCCATTGGCAACATTACCATCTTTAGCGCGAAGTACTCACGACGTCTTGCGGATAAAGAAATCCATAAGGTTGTGCGTGAAGGGTGCATAGGCATCGACCGGAGCAAAGCCGTGATAACCATTAAATACGAGTAGGCTTATGAAAGAGTTAATCGCTATCCAGTCGGAATTGAAAGCTCCCAAGGGGCAGTATAACAGTTTCGGGAAATACAAGTATCGGAGCTGCGAGGATATTCTCGAAGCAGTCAAACCGCTGCTCAAAGCGCATGAATGCGCGTTGAACCTTTGCGATGACATTGTCAATGTCGGCGATCGCTACTACGTGAAAGCCACGGCGCGCATCACCAACGCCTCCGGAGAATCGGCGACGGCCACTGCTTTTGCCCGTGAAGATTTCGACAAGAAAGGGATGGATGGGGCACAAATCACCGGTACAGCGTCGAGCTACGCTCGCAAATATGCCCTTAACGGGTTGTTTTGCATCGACGATACAAAAGATGCAGACACGGACGAGCGGCGAACCGAGAATACCAACCGGGTAGCTGCGCAAAGTGCAAAAACTGTACAATCCACTGAGACCCCGGCCAACGCTCCGGCACCTGCCCGCAAACGAATTACTATGGAACACCTGGATGACCCTATCACCTGCGATCAGCTGCTGAAATGGATGTACGGGGTTCTCACGACTGACAACTATGCCGCAGATTTTGACGCAGGGGCACGCCTGCTGAAATACCGCGACGCCGATGCCGAAGTCGTGGATCGCTTCTCGGCGCTCTTCGAATCATATCGTCAGGCACGCAAAAATGCAAAGTGATATGGAAGCACAGGTAATGTTGCTGCGGGAATCGACGCCCGCCGCCGAGCTGGCCGCCCGGGCTATCTCCTCGGTTGTAAACGGGGAGGTAGACCCGATCACGGCTCACATCAATATCAGCCGTATGGAGGCCGCCATCAAGCTCTTCAAGGAGAACACCTACGTGCGCGACATCACGCTGCGGGAGCTTGCCAAATACGGCAAATCGCACCAGTTCGGGGACTGCCGGCTGGAGGAGGCCGAATCGGGCGTAAAATACGACTATTCTATGTGCGGCGACAGCAAACTGCGAGATATGTATGAAACGCTTGAAGCTTTAAAAGTGGACATCAAAGAGCGGGAGATGATGCTGCGCAGTATGCCTGCATCGGGCTTGGCGGATCCGGAGACGGGGGAAGTGTTGTTCCCGCCCGCCAGGTCGAGCAAGACTATTATCAAGACTACTTTTAAAAAACCACTGCAATGAATGTATCCAATTCCGATATGCGCAGGGTGATTCGGGCGATTGATATGCTTCGTCCGCTCCCTGAACAATCCACGCGCGAGTGGGATGCCATCCGCAGGTTAAAAATATTCGCCAAAAAACAACAACGAAAATATGGTAAACAAGGTCATCATCATCGGGAATGTAGGTTCTGATCCCGAAGTTCGTGTATTGGACGGGGGCGCCAAGGTTGCCAGCCTGAGTGTGGCGACGACCGACCGTTACACCGACAGGCAAACAAAAACCGTAAAGGAGATAACGGAGTGGCATCATGTGGTGGCGTGGCGCAATACCGCGGATATCGTGGATAAATACGTGAAGAAGGGGGCGCAGATTTACGTCGAAGGTCGGTTGCGAACCCGCGACTATACCGACCGAGATAGCATCAAACGATACATCACGGAGATCATGGCCGATACGGTCAGGATTTTGGGGCGCAGGGAATCCCAGGCTTCATGCACCTCTACTACCTCCCAAATGCAATCTGACCCCGACGATCTTCCCTTCTAAGCCATGGATACATCTGAACTTAAAGAGATCGAGGAAATGCAGCTCTTCATTGAAGCAGAACCGCCTACTGAGCCGCAGGCAATTTCACAGCGCATGTCAGAACTGAGTGTGCGTATGGCGCGTAGCGGCTATCTCCTGTCGAAGGCGAAATACGAACAGGAGTTGGCGATGCTGAAAGCCTCCCGGCTGAAAGACCTGATACCTCTGGCGCCGAGTATCCAAAAAGAAATACTTCGGGCGTCCTGTGCCGAGGAGAACAAGGTCGTTAACATGCTCGACAGGATCAACCGCACGTGTGCCCATCAAGTAGACATACTACGTACGCAACTGAGTTTCGAGAAGGAGCAGATGCGCCAAATAGGCTATAACGCATGACAGATTTAGAACGGGAATACGACCGTGTTTTCAGCCTTTTTATACGTCATCGAGACTGTCCGGGTGGGCGAGGTTTCTGCATCACCTGCGGGGCGCCCATAGCGCCTGAAACATGCGATTGCGGGCACTATATAGACCGAGCTCACAGGTCTACGAGATGGGACGAAAGGAATTGTCACGCCCAATGCAGGGTTTGCAACAGGCATTCTGCTGGTCGCATTGGAGTTTACCGCCAAGTACTGATCCGAAAATACGGACTTGCAGTCGTTGAAGAACTTGAACGCAGTAAGCACAGCGTATTCAAAATGTCGAGGTCGGAGATGTCCGATAAGATCAATTATTACAAACGATTAATTCGCAATGTGTAACACTTCAAATAACAGTTGGATTAAGATGTACCGCAGCTTCCTCGATTGGGAGTGGTATCCGGATACGAACTGCGTACGGCTGGCATTGCATTTCATTTTGAAGGCAAATTACCGGGCCAAGAAGTGGAAGGGTTTAATCATTGACCGCGGACAATTGGTAACCAGCAGAGGACAGCTGTCCGAAGAGACAGGACTTTCGGAGATGCAAATACGCACCGCAATAGACAAGCTGGATAATTGCGGGTTTATAACCAAGTCGGGAACACGCAAATATACTATCATAACTGTCTGTAATTATGACTTATACCAACAAGCACAGGATGGTTTTGATAATGGTTGTCAACCAACAGATAACCAACAAACAACCAGCAAACAACCAACAGATAACCAACAAATAACCACAACTAAAGAATATAAGAAAGAAAGAATAGAAGAATATACACACACACTGGTAGATACTAAAAAGGGGGTTGTAGGGGGAAAAGAGACGGAGGCCGTGGAACTCATAGAATGGATCGCCACGAACGCGCCATGTATTGCTTCGATGCCCGAGCCCATAACTGCAGCACAGGCCGTGTGGCTGTTGCAGGACTACAACGTGAAAGATATTCGCCGATTGATAGCTACCATGCAAAGCAAGCAGGCATACCTCAAACACACGAATGCCTATACGGCTTTTGTCAGTTACGCAAAACTCGACAAGGCGCTTAAGGATGGCGGGCCGCCAAGTGTGCAATCCGGGGAAAAGTATTACACACGGGATGAAGCAATGGCCTACATTCGATTCCGTCGTTTGGGCGGCTCTCTTAAAGATAATTTCACTCTTGAGCGTGTGAATGGGGTGTATTTGTGGCGCTTGAAAGCCTCAGTCCCCTCAGTTAACCTTTAACGAATAAAAGATGGATAACAATCAAATAATGAGTTGTCAAGAAGAGTATATTTCTCGGATAAAACATGAGCTTTTGGGATTTTTTACCACGGATCAAGTATGCCGTATTGTTGAATCCCTCTTACTTGTTTGCTCAGATTATCGTATTGAAAAACATTCAACCTCTATAGTTTCGTATCAACCGGAATGTATTTCCGAAGCACAATTTGTCGTTCAGAATTTTTTAGTTGCCAAGTCGGTCGAAGGATTCAGTCCTCGTTCAATAGCGTATTACCATCAAATTTTAAAGCAGTTTTTCGCCTCGACGACCACCCAGTTTCCGAATCAATCACTTAAATGCATCAGTTCGGATGTTGTGCGGTGGTATTTGGCCATGCGTAGTGTTTTGGGCAAAGTCAGTAAAGTGACACTGAATAATGAACGACGTGTATTATCGTCTTTTTTTTCATGGGCATCATCAGAGGGATATGTTCAGGTCAATCCGATGCTTAAAATAAAATCTATTCGAGTTGATAAACGAGTAAAGGAACCCTTTACGGATGACGATATGGAAGCTATCCGGGGCTCTGTCAGAAATAATTTTGAACATGCTCTGGTAGAACTTCTTTATTCAACAGGGATTCGCTGTTCGGAGTTGGTTCAAATACGCATTAGGGATATAGATTTTCAGAATATGCAAATGAAGGTTTTGGGGAAGGGCGGTAAAGAACGCTATGTGTATTTAAATGCCAAAGCGAAACGGGCCGTTCTGGCACATATGTCACATGGTCACGTAGATTGTTACCTTTTTCCTGCATCTCGGTCATCGAATCATATATCCACATCTTATGTTCGGCAGGTTCTGCATGATATAGGGAAGCGGGCCGGTGTCTCAGACGTACATCCGCATCGTTTCAGGCGGACTACCGCATCCATGGCTTTGAGTCGCGGAATGCCGATAGATCAAGTACAAAAATTATTAGGTCATTCGAACATTGAAACAACGACGTTGTATGCTATTACGGATGTTGAAAATGTGAAATCAAGCCATAAAAAGTATTTGAATTGATGAAACAGCTATGTGACATATTGGGAGCCGAAACCGTAGATTCTATTCCATATCGCCTAAATGAAGTTCTTTTTTACGGCGATTCCGACCGGGATCCTATTTACCGGGCTATATGTGATATGTATGCGAATGATTTAAGCTATGATTGGTTTTATGATTTTTATCAGAGCTTGTACGCACAACGCAAGGATTTGAAACAGGACTTTACGCCAAAATCTATTTCGGATGTCCTGTTGCGTATATCTTCGTCAGATTCAGCCAAAATCACCTATGAGCCCTCTGCCGGCACCGGGTCTCTGTTGATACGTCATTGGTGGAGATCGCGTAACAATTATTCGCTATTTAATTACAGTCCTATTGATCACATTTACATTTGTTCTGAAAAATCAAGTCGCAGCATTCCTTTTTTATTATTCAATCTCAGCGTTCGTGGTATTCAAGGTGTTGTATTTCATGAAGATACTTTAACAGAAGAGTGCTCGTCCATATACTTAGTAGCAAACATATTAAATAATCCCCTTTGTTTTTCACAAATAATTCGATTGAAAGATGAAAAAAACGAATATAAAATACTCTCCACAAGAGGAGGCGATGCTCAAGGAACTTTATTCTGACATGCAGAATTCCAATATATCTATTCTGCTCGGTCGTTCTGTGAATTCCATTGCTAACAAAGCATCTCGTTTGGGATTGAACAAGTCTAAATTGCATCTTCATAAAATAGCTGCTATGCCCAATAAAGGTAAATATAAATCAGGTCATGTGCCTCATAATAAAGGACGTCGCCAGCGGGACTGGATGAGCATGGCGGCTTTGTCTAAATGCACAGCAGCGCGTGTGCATCGACGTAAAAATACCCAAGGATATTTGGCTAAAGGTGTTCTGATTAAAAGAATAGACGGAAAGCTACGTAATGTGGCTCGCCATATCTGGGAGATTACTTTCGGGGCAATACCCGATGGTTATGTTGTGCATCATCTCGACGGCAATCTGCGAAATGTGAGCATAGAAAATTTAGAGTTACGTCGTAGGGGATGGAACTTAGGATACGACAGCGTAGCCGTAAAACAAAGTATTGCTTCTCGTCGTGCAAAGGCTCAACGCTGTAACTACCAAGGTAAATCAATAACAGAATGCCGATCTTATGATACAGATTGCATGCCTAATCCCATGGAGTTTATTATAAAACAGCAAAAATTATGACAGACCAAGTAACGAGCATCGAGCAGTCGAAGCGGCTGATCGAGTTGGGAGTGCCCGCAGATAAGGCGAGCATGGTATGGGAATGGGGATGGGTTTGTGGTACAGTGGACGAAGAAAACTATGAGCTCAAAATTTGGCAGGAGTGTAAGCTGGATAAGATTCTGGCCTATCAAGAATTTCCCGAATCTTTTATCCCCGCCTTTACTGTCGCCGACCTGCTGGCGGTGTTGCCGAAAGTCATGGAGGATGATGAGGGTGTTCCGTTCTACCTTAACATCCAATACAACCGCAAAGAATATTCAGAGATCAAATATAAGGGCGTATATGGCATCCTATGGAGTTGCTTCGGGGCGTCGCTCTTGAATAATCTTGTCGAAGCAGTTGATGGAGTGGTAACTAACGGATATGAATTAACCCTATGAAACTGCCTATCGAGGTTCACAACAAATTGATCCCGTTCAAGGGATTCAGTTGGGTAACATGGCTTGCATTCGCATTCACCCGCAAGCCGAAAGACCGACATTTGGACGAGACTACGCGCCGCCATGAAGGAATCCACTGCGCCCAGCAGATCGAACTGGCCGTGCTGTTCGCTGCAATCCTCCTGCCACTCGCCATAAGCTGCTCTTTCGCTTGGTGGGGCTGGGCGCTTACGGTGGTCGGCATTCTCTTCGCCGGATGGATTTGCTACGGCATTTCGTGGCTGATCGAAGTGATTATCCCGCCTTATCCGGGCGCGTACTACTACACCTGCTTCGAGACAGAGGCATACAACCACGAGGATGATCCGAACTACTTGAAACGGCGCATACCGTTCTGGGGCTGGATTTCCTGCATACCAAATCGGAAAGTAAAACACAAAAGATAACCAACCATGAAAACACTTTATCTCTGGGTTTCAGACAAAGGCTGGACACCCTTTCAGTACAATGAACTTTCTGAATTATCCTCCGAATTTGAGGCGCGCAATATCAAACTGGGCTACGGGTGCGAACTGGGCGACGGGTGCAAACTGGGCGACAGGTGCGAACTGGGCGACGGGTGCGAACTGGGCGACGGGTGCGATGTTCCGAAATCGCTATTTATCAGCGCATCTCGTCATACAGTATCCTATTGGGGTGAGGATGTTATTCAAATAGGCTGCAAACGCTACACCATTTCCGAGTGGCAGAAGCATTTCCGAAAAATTGGCGAGGCCGAAGGCTATAGTCCCGAGCAGATGGAGGAATACAAAGGGTATATAGACCTGATCGCTGCAATGCACAAGACGTGGGCGTTACACTAAAACATCCTAACCATGAAAAGCGAAAAAGCAAGGGAATTTATCGACGGGTGCATAAACAACCTTACAGTTGATATGCCTGACCACGTTGAAAGGCGGTTGAGATTGGCAATGACCCACACAGCCGAGCTTGCCGAGCAGGAAGCCGAGGAGCGGATGCGGGCGAAAGCGATTGAGGCGTATTGCCAAGATTGCGGTTGTAGGGTAGAAAATGAATGTGGGATAGATTCGGATAGTTGTATAGCATTCCGAACTTTCATCCAAAAACTGAGCGAGAAATGAAAACGACTGAGGAAAGAGCAAAAGAATACGCGCATCAATACCGACGAGATGTACATGACTTAAAAGGTGAACGAGCCGATGCGGCCTTTGCGGCATATTGTCAGGGTGCCGAGGATAAGCATAAAGAGCTTACCCGCTGGCACGACCCGAAAGAGGAATTGCCGGATGGCAATCGAGATGTTTTAATTAAAACAACGTTATGCACAAAATACCGCATAGCCTTCTACAAGGCAAATGAGACGCGGAATTATCATTGGCACGAGAACAATGGAGCTATTGACGATGATATGGTTATCGGCTGGCGGGAAATTCACGAATAAGACAGAGCTATGAAAACAGAGAAAACAGCGGCCGAAAGGCGCGAGGAATTGGCGACCCTCTTGTTTTGCCAAAGTTATCTATACTATCACGATATGCTGTCCTCGGCCGAATCTAAGAGGGTATGTAAAAGGATATCGGCCTTTCAGGATAAGCACCGAATCGCTATCACGCGGGAGCAGATCGACAGTGTGGAAATTAAATACCAAGATGAACTATGAAAGGATACAGAATCAAAGTAGTGGCGCAGATAACCATTAACGTCACCAAAGAGGAGTTCGACGAGGACGATTCCGTAGGAATAGGATTCAACAAATTTAATGCGGTAATGTATGCGAAAGGATGCCTTGTCGAACGGATACGGAATAACCCCAATGTGGGGAGTGTGAAGGTTGAGGAATTCGAATACGATGACGAGCCATGACAAAAGCATCATTTAACACAATAGGCGGACTGTTGATCGCCTTTGTTGCGGGAAACTTAGCGCAACACGACTACTCGGTGGCGGATTGGTGGAGGTTTGCGCTGCACGTTATTTTTACTGTTGCGGGAATTTGGATGTTCAGCAACGGATATAGCAATTTGCCGAAAAAATAAAACAATGACACCAAAGGAGCTATACGACTGGGCGGTCGAGAGCGGCTGCGAGAATTACGACATAAAAAATACGTGCGTTCATTGATGGCTGGGGTGACATTGCTTCCGATATTGAGGAGCTTGGAATTGTCAAAAAAGAACGACCTAAAATGATTATAATTGACATAAATAACCAATGAAACGAGAACTCACACTGGCCAACATTGCGGGGTACCTGCCGCATGGGTTGAAAGTTATATACAAGAATGCGAGGCATTACGGTGTGTTTGATATTGAGATAGGCAAGCGTCGTACGTCGGACGGCCTTTGTTATTATCTGGAGGAAAACGAATTGCCCGTCCTCCGGCCGATGTCCGACCTGTGCGAGGAGATCACCGAGCAGGGCTATAACGAGGGAAAGCCGTTTGTGCCAATTGTGACTATGGCAAAAGTCGCCTACAAGGGTGTAGGAGATTGGGGGCATCCCATATATTCAGGAGAAGTTTATCAGTGTTCTTGTAACGGCATTTTCTATGGATTCGATCTGGCCGATGGCTCCTTTGTAGTCTGCGATCAGACTGGGTTTCCTGTGTTTTCCCCTAAGCAACGTGATCTTTTCGACCTTCTCCACCGCCTGCATTTCGACCACCGCGGTCTGATCGACGCCGGGCTGGCCGTAAGCGTTCACGATTTACCCACAAACCCGTATGAGTGATGAAAACCAACAGACCGATAAACGACTGTTATTGCTATAACTGCCGGAAATACGAGCAGTGCCGGGACGAAGGAATGTTTGACGAGGGACGGGACATCATTGACTTCTGCGTGGACTATGAGGATGTGAGCTATCCCGATGACGATAACGACGAAAATGATTAAGTCATTAAAACCAAACTACTGTGGAAGAGAAGATGAACCACACAAAACCTAAAGGCGGCTATGTGTTTATGACGTATGACGAATTTCAAGCCCTTGCCGAGGTAATTGCAATGGCAGAGGGAGGGGTTGAATCGGCAGACGAAGATTTCGCTAAATACATGCGCAAGCATGTGCGAAACGCGAACAAATTGATGGTAAAATTCAACACGAGAAAGAAAAAATGAAAACAGGAATTGAGATGATCGCAGAAAGGGAAAGCAAGATATTCACGGCAAATGGAATGTCACGCGAGGAACTGAGACTGAATTACAATGCGGCCTGCAACGCCTATCTGGCTGCTTTTTGCGAGAAGCACGGCTACGATTATGAGCCGGCTGCGTGGACAGGTAACGACCCCGGAGGAATTGCAGAGGTCGGCGATCTATTCGTGAGCATGGCCGATATGCTGACGGACATCGACCGAGACGCTCCGAAGGAGGAATACATCAAGTACTACGACTACTGTATGCGTGTCGGAGGGATTTGTGACGGCAAACTGAACACCCCGAATTACGACAGCTGGCTGCGGGGATGCCCGCGGATGGACGAGGAGCAAATAGCTCGGCTGGAGGAATTGCAACGGGATGTGCGTAGTGCAGAGATGAATTTGAAGGTCGAGATCGACAGAATTAACAACCTCAAACAAGAATAGTTATGCGAGAGAGTAAATTCAGAGGCAAGCGTATAGATAACGACAAGTGGGTTTATGGAGACCTGATTCATTGCTACGGCGCAGACGCAGGCCGGATATTTATCAAGACCTTTACAGGATTATATGAAGTTGATCCCACTACCGTCGGCGAGTATATTGGGCTGAAAGACAATAACGGCACGGATGTTTGGGAGGGAGATATAGTAGAATGGGAAAATCTCATGAAAATCAATAGGCGTAGCGTAATTGCCTATCGAGATCGGATGTTCTGTTTTGTAGATGCGAACAATGAACCTGAGGAAATTTGGTGTTGTTCATTTACGAAAATAGGTAATATCCACGACACCCCGGAATTACTTAAAACTGAATAACCATGCAGAAGATAATGTTTAACGACCGCTACGGACTGACGAATGCGGTCATCGAGGGGCGAAAGACCATGACGCGACGGTTGATTCCTGATGAGTTCTTCGGACTTACGTGGGACACGAGAGGCAACACCTTGGTTTATGAAAACGAATACGGGGATTTTATTGATGTCAGGCACTCGAAGTATACCCGCTATAAGCTCGGCGAAGTCGTGGCCGTGTCGCAATGCTACAACGATGTGGTGCAGGAATTTACGGATTTGGCGTTTGTGCCCGGAAGTACTAACAAAATGTTCGTCCGTGCTGACCTGATGCCTCACCAAATCCGCATCACGGGAATCCGTTGCGAGCGGTTGCAGGATATTTCGGACGAGGATTGCGTAAAGGAAGGAGTGCGTGTAGGTTCGCAAGCATTAGAATACCCATACTATTTTATAGACACAAAACAATTTTTGATCTGTGATTATAAATCACCCAGGCGAGCCTTCGCCGCACTAATCGACAAGGTGTCCGGCCGTGGAACGTGGGATCGGAACCCGTGGGTGGTGGTTTACGAATTTGAATTGGTGAAATAGTATGAAATTTACAACCCCATGCTTTGTCCGTGTCGAGGATGCGGAAAAGCGAAAGGAGCTGACCGAATGGCTGAAGGGAATCGGGTATTACGTATGCTCCTGCTGCCTATTTGACGGCTGTAACACCCTGCATTGCAGAGGGATTGATCGGCTTAAAATCGCTTACGAGGTGCACGGGATCTGCGACTACGACGAGGAAACCCGATATTCCATCGACCAGTTCAAGGCTGAAAATGTTGCCAAAGGATACCCTGCCATAGACTGCGGCGAGAATATCGAGCTGTTTAAGGCACTGGCGGCGATGAACGACGAGAACGACCGCGAGCAGTGGTTTATCGCGGAGGAAGCGAAGGCATGGGTAAACCAAGGGCTGTATGCACCCATTGGGAGCTTCGAAAAATGCTTGCTGGAGCATCGGGTCGGTATCCCCGCCCGTAAGGCCACGGTTGAGGAGATTATCGAACATTTCAAAAAGAGGGAGAAATGATACGAGCAAGATTCTATATCAAATTCAAAGATTGCGGTAACGATTATCGGCCAGTTAAATGGCCGATCAAGTATCCGTATTGGTGTACGGGCGAAAGCGTCGACGCTTTCGTTATTGTCGCCTATGCCGAAAATGTCGAGCAAATAAAGGGGCTATGGCCGGAGGCTTATATGATCGAATGCGAGGAAGTGAATGAAATAACCTTCACTACAAGATTCCCAAAACCGAAGTGGTACAATTCGAGTTCGAATTGTTGAAATAGCGAGATTCTCGCAAAATCAAGATAAAATGCAGAAAAATGAGAACCTTACAGTATTCGAAGCCGTAGCAGCCGATGCCGTATCATACGCTGATGCCGTCCTTGAAGAGCTGGAGAAAACAGAGAAGAAATTATGAAAAAGCAATATAATGAAAGGCCTACAACCATAATAGTTTGGCTGGTCGTAATACTGGCAATAATAGTTATGATCGCCTTTACCGGAATCAAGCCGGCAATGTAAAGGGCTCCCTGATCCGGAGCCCTTTGCGTTTGTGGCGCTCTCAAGCCCCACCTTTGACACATCACTCCAAAGGTAGCAACTTATTTCGATTAAAGCAAATGGGGAGAAGGGCGGAAGGGCGGCCAACTATCGCCGACTATACGGTATGGACAAATGAACTGAGCCGGGAAGAACTGATGATAATTATACATGGCATATGCAATCATCGGATCAACCAAGCGAAGAGGAAGCTCCAGTTTTTGCGGGCGCAGCGCGACAGGCGCCGAGCCACGCGGGGTAAATACAGGGAACCGAATCCGCCTATTTCGTGGCGGAGGTTTAAAACAAAGGAAAGAGATCATATTGACGGACGGCAACAGGAGTTGCCATTTTAAATAATTAGGTGGATATGGAACAAGATATTTATGAAGAATTAAAGAGTATAAAGCAGTATCTATTGTTGGGAGCTAAAAGCGCCTTAAATATGGATGATGCAGCTTTACTTACCGGGTTGTCAAAATCTCGCTTATATTGTCTCGTCAGTAAAAAACAAGTTCCTCATTATAAAAAAGGCAAATCAACCTACTTTAACAAAAAAGAATTAGAAAACTGGATGCTTCAAATTAGAGTGTCTACGGATGAGGAGGTAGAGCAACAAGCTGCACAATATGTATATAATAAAAATTGAGTATATTTGTTGTGCGAGATTTGTGTAGCAAAGGGGCTGTTTTATGCTTTTTGTTACTCGTTTGTTACCTGATTTCCCAAGATATAACCTAAGTGTTTGATTTACATTGTATATAATATATTATCTACGACAACTTCGGCTCGTAAATCAATGCAGCAAACTCACGACAAATACTAATTAACAAATGACAAGTAAAGCCCCTGTTTTATGGGGCTTTGCTTATTTTTGACAATGTGATTTTTAGTGTATTCTCTATCGTCATATTGTTGTTACTTGTCGTCAATTTGTTACTCGTTTGTTACTCTAAATTCAAATTATTACTATCTTCGCGGTAAACTCATTACCCATGACTACTGCAAAGATTAAAGAGCCAGTCAAATTAAGACGCAAACTATTAAAGAATGGGAATATTTCTTTATATCTTGACATTTACCAGTCTGGGCATCGTGTTTATGATTTTTTACATTTATATCTTATCCCAGAACACTCGAATGCTGATAGGATAAAAAATAAAGAGACGCTTAGCTTGGCGAATGCTATAAAATCTGAAAAAATCGTTGAAATGCAGAATCGCTCTCATGGTTTTTCTAATTCAAAGGCGCAGGTTAAGTTACGTTTTATTGATTATCTGCAATCCGAATCGGCACGATACCTGGAAAAGGGAGGGAGGATGTATGCTCAGAGCATCAAGAATTCAATAAATCATCTGGTGGCATACTCTGGGAACAAAATTACATTCAAACAGGTTGACAAGCAATATTTGCAGGGGTATATTGAATACCTTAACAAAGTCCGAGGGCGTGGAGGAAAGTTATTAACTGGCGCAACCAGGGCGCTGTATTTTCAAGTATTATCTACAGCTTTGAATAGGGCTGTCAAAGAGGGGGTTATCGAAAAAAATCCTGCTGATTCCATATCGGCAGAAGACCGTCCAGAAGCCGAAAATAAACCGCGCACGTTTCTTGTGATGGAGGAAATCAAAAAGTTGATTAACACGCCCTGCGAATATGATATGGTTAAAAGGGCATTCTTATTCAGTTGCTTTTGTGGGTTGCGCTTGTCGGACATTCAGAAATTAAGATGGGAAGATATTGAATGGATAGATGACGATAAAAGGCAAGTGCGCGTAATACAGCAAAAAACAGGCACGCCAATTTGGGTGCCCCTTTCTGCAAATGCCTTAAATCAGTTGCCTCAAACAGAATGTGAGACCGGGATTATATTTTCTCTCCCAATGGTATGGGTGATTGAGAAATATTTAGATAAATGGGCTAAAAAAGCGGGCATAAAAAAACATGTGACTTATCATGTGTCGCGTCACACTTTTGCAACATTGCTAATAACTTATAAGACAGATATATACACTGTATCTAAGTTGCTCGGTCATACTAATATCCAAACAACTCAGATATACGCAAAAATCATTGACGAAAAGAAGCGTGAAGCCGTTGATTTAATCCCGGAAATATAACTACATCGTATTCATCAACTCGCATACGACGGCAGCGAATATGGGTGCGCAGCATTCGCTCACTTCGAGCATCGCCATCCAGTATTGGGTGTCATCTTTTTCCATGTCCATTACATTTACAACAGGTGAATTGGTGCACATCTTCCCATAGCGCCTGGTTTATTTCGCCAGTAAGGTATGCTACCTCTTCCCCGGCCATCGGCAGGCCGAGAGTAAGGGCTATATCGTCTACGAGGTGCCGCAGTTCGTGCTCAAAGCTGTTGAGAAATTCCCACGGCGAGGAGTGCATCCCTATTACGATGACACTTTGCCGATGCTCCTTGTTGGAGTAGGTGAATCCCGTATCCATTTCACACTTTTCCATATTCCCCTGTACGCGATGAAGAACCGTATCGGGGCATCCGATGTCGGTAAGGGACTTGAGTATTTCGCCCGTATAGTAGCACGTCACGGCATAATATATGCGCAACGTCCAACCATACTTGTGAATACTCAAGTCCCGAATCTTCATTTTTCCTCCCTTTTTCCGTACTTGCGCCAGTTTCGCGCCAGCCTTCTGCGTTGTGCCCGGTTGAAGCGCTTGTTCTCGAATACGTCGTTCACCGCCCCGGCTAGTTCCTGGTACTTGTCGGCAGGCAGGTTACGGACGAGCGTTGCGATATTTTTCATCGATTTCGTCGTTGTCGTTTGTGAATTCGCTGATCTGGGGATATTCTTCCATGGCTACATCATCTCTTCCCACAGGATGGGTGTTCCCGAGCCGATGGTATCGGCATAGTAACGTGTAAATGGCAAGCCGTCGTATCCGTCTTCATCGTCGATATAGTCACGTATGAACATCGCCAGGTATTGTGGATTGGGTATCGACGACCCGAAATAGTCCGCCAATGCCATGTTGCAGACGTACACGCAATCATAGCCCTTGTCCTTTTTGAGTTCGATGCCGTACTGCTTGAGCAGCGCATCCACCTTATCCTTAGAATAGGGCTCGATCTTCTTGCCGTTCCTGTCCTTCATGCGGGAAACGGCGAATTCGCACATCTTCTTTGAAAAGTGCCAACCGTAATTTTCGAGATATTCCCGGAACCCTGCCGGGAAGTTTTCATGTGTATCTAACCTGTCCATATTTTTCGATTTAAAATAGGAGAGGGCACTGCGGCCCCCTCCCTCCGGTTTACCGCCTGCGATACCGCGAATAGGGGCCTGTACCCCTTACGCCACGGCGTTCGCCGTAGGCGTCGTCATACTCATACCCGCCGCGGTCATACTCGCCACGTTCGCCGTAGCCGCCACCTTGTCCGTAGCCGCCACGCTCACCGTATCCGCCACGGCCTTCACGCCGGCCTTCTTCAAAGCCTTCTTCGTAGGCGCGTCGGAGCTCTCGCTCCATCTCCTCTTCGTGGCCGCCGAAGCCGCCACGGCCTTCACCTATGATTCTCCAACCCATAGTTACTTTGTTTTTGCAGGTGGTTCAGACTTGACAAGGCTCCTCAGTTCTTCCGCCGTCGGTATCTGGCTCAGCCGTTCGTTCATGTCAGCGAGCATCTTCCGCAACTCCCGGTTTTCGGCTTCGAGCTCCTTTGAACGCGCAGCTTCGGGATCGAGCTGCATCAGGATCTCATCGTAGACCTTCAGGTTGGCTTTGTGCCTGTCGAATGATTCCACGATGTCACGGCTTGCCTGCTGTGCCTCCATGATGGTCGGTTTCAACACTTCACGTGTCGTCGCTACGGTAAGGCCGTCTTTCGAAACGATGTCCGCCAGCATGGGGACGCCCCACGGCTCGTTGCCCTCTATCGAGATATTGATGAACTGCTGCATCGGCGAGAACTGCCCCGGTTTCTGGGGCGGAATGTACGGGGCCGACACATCTTTTACATTCGCTGTATAAAACTTTGGCTGCTCGCGATTGTCGAAGACGTAGACTAAGGAGCCTTTTTTCAAGTTCTGAAACATCTTGGTTAATGATTTGTGAAAGTCAGGGAGAAGGAGTTACCTTCTCCCGTTCTTTCTGTTAATTGTTTTTTTAATTCAGACGGCACCGGTCATCAATTGCAAAGTATCGGTCTGCTTGTCATACCATATCTGGTATACCCCTGAACCCGGAATATCCGATACTGTGACATTTGCTCCGTTGTACGTCGTCAGATTCTTATTTTGCCCGTTGGTTTCAAACAGCACGGGAAGCGTTCCCGTTGTGCCGGCAGGGACTTCCTGTACCAACTCAACCAGCACGAGTCCTCGGTACCACGAATTTGCAAATGCGTGGTTGGGAAAGGAAAACACAACACCCGTGGTCTCCACTGTCACGCCCGTAGTTTTTAGTACCGGTATGCCCCTGCGGTTAACATACTGAAATGGGAATACTGCCATATTTTTGTAATTTAAGTTATTATAACTAATTTTACATCGGGATAGGTTGGAGTCATGACCAACTGATAAGGGCTTGCCAAACGTCCTTCCCTCTTTTTCTCGTTTGGCACCACTAAATTGTTTGGCAATGACAAATCGGGAATTTATAGAGAGAATTGCTCTCGAAGGAGAAGAATGGCGTATTATTGATGGTACGCTCGGCTATTTCGCGGTATCTGATTACGGTAGAGTTTCATCGCTATCCCATCGCGTGAGCGGAGGTAATAACAATAGTTGGATGACTAAACCTCGCATATTAACTCCTCGCCCAAATAGGGGAGGATATTTGAGAGTTAGACTTACATCCCTACACGGAGTCGATAAGACTGAATTAGTCCATAGGCTTGTTGCTAAAGCGTTCATCCCCAATCCTAATAACTATGCATATGTAGACCATATAGATGGGAACCGCACGAACAATGTGGCACATAATCTTCGTTGGTGCACTCGTTCAATGAACATGCTTAACCCTGTCACAAGAGAGTGTGCAGCAAAAGCACGAAGAATACCCAACAAGAGAAACAGAAAGCCAATTGTTCAAATTAAAAATGGAATATTGGTTGCAAAATATAAAACAGCATCCGAAGCCCATCAGTTACACGGATTTCACATCGGAGGAATATATGAATGTATTCGAAAGCCAACTCGCACATTGAAAGGATTTCATTGGCGCTGGCTTTCGGATTGGGAAGCCTCTTATCAGTAAGTCAAAGAACATTTCACCTATCGGCGAATAATAGCATTATCCCCAAAATCCGCCGTTCCCCCCAAAGCCAAACCCTGCACCATATCCGAGACCATATTGTGCGGCAATACACGTAGGCACACCGACAATAGGCGAATAGGGCACAGTAGCCGTTTCGGGCAGCTTGCACTTGATGTTATTCACGTCATTCTGCAAAGCCGCTACAGCGGCGTTCACGGGGGCTACAGCCTGTCCTACAACACCGGCCATGTAGGCGTTTTGGTGTTCGAGGTTGAGCTGCGTAGTCAGAGTGCTGTTCTTCTCGCGCAGGGCATCAATTTTATCCTGCAATGCAGCTGCCTGCATTTGATCCAGTTTGGAAATTATCGCTGTAGTCCCGCTTTGAGAAGTTTCGCGAATTGTGTTTTGTAAATCACAGGTCTGACGTTGTGTTTCATAGGCAACGCTACTGAATCCGCGCTCCATGCCCACATTGACGCCATTAATGGCCTGCTTCATATCACAGCAACACGCGGCGATTTGATTGCCGATCTGACAACCCATCGACTGCACGGCATTGATGATTTGCTGGCTCGACATCCCCAGCATGCTCTGGATGTTGCACAGCGTAGACTGAATCTGTTGCGTCGAGCAGTTGAGCGACGATGCCAGCTGAGTGATCGCCGTGCCGTTGCCTTGAATTGCGTTCATGAGAAGTTCGCGTCCGGCGTCACCGTTGAGCTGCGCAGGCAGACCGTTCGCGCCGTTGCCTCCGAATCCGAAGCCGTTACCGCCCCAGCAGAAGAAGAGCAGGATGATCCAGATCCACCAGCACCCGTCGCCGCCCCATGCACCACGGTTGTTGTTACCGTTCATGAGTGCCGCTACGAGGTTGGGATCCATGCCCTTGTTGCCCATCATTGACGAGACGAGAGCCGCGATGTCAAGGCCGCCACCCGAGCCGCCTCCATCGAAAATATAAGTTTTATCCGAACCCATTTTTAATGATTATTGAATGATTGCCGCCCCTGTCAAGGCCGGGCGTTCACCTGTTGCAACATTGCAAAGGTGGCTGCGGGCGGCAGGCATATCAATTCATTGGGGCGCAGATGGGAGGCAACTTCTTCGCAATAAGTTCGCACTGTATTTCGAATATAGGGTGGCTGTATCGCTTGCGTTCATCGAACCCGGCGACCATCTTCTCTATGGCGCGTCGGGAGAACCGCATCATCCGGGCGATGTCGGTGGTGTACATGCCGTTCTTATGGCAGAAGTGTACGAGCATGTAGCGCGCATCGACCACATCTTGAAATTTATCCTTCGAAAGGATTTGTTCCTTAGCTATTTCAGTTTCAAATGCAACACATTCGAGTATTTGTGCAAAAAGCTCTGATTTACGCATATACTTTCCCGATTTTTTATTATAAATTTGTTATACCACTATACAAAAAGCCAACACACCGATTCAAGGAATAAGTCCTCAATGTGGTGCGTTGGCACAATCGTATAGTGGTATATGCGGGAAAGCGTTGGGGACTTTTTTATGCCCGTACCCCAAGGCCCGTTATTCGGTTACAACCGATGGGAAGTCATCCCAGTATATGTAAATCATCTCTTCCATTGCGCGTAGTGTTTTCGTATTTCAAGGTATTCAGGGTTATCTTCATGGGCATATGCTTCCTGTTCGAAAGTTATCCTTCGGTACTTGAAGCCGTGAAATACCCAATCCAATAGGTAGACGATGTAGAAGGGCACATATAACAGTTCTCTCATCTGTGCGGTGTGTATCGCTTCGTGGTTTTTATTTTTATCCGACAACGGGCGGGCGGACTTGCGGGCAAATACGATCCCGAACAGATTGATAGCCTTGTATCCCTTGAAGGGGATGATGTCGTTATAAATTATCTTCATACCTGTCAGAATTGCCATAAAATAACACCTACTCCTACGCCGACCGTAGGCTGGAACCCTTGCGGCGTGTACGCCGCCCCGATCCCGGCAGTCAGGGCGAAGCGGCTCCGCCGGGTGACTACCTGCTGTCGGGTGGTAGTGCAGTTGTATGTTTCTATCCAGTCGAGCGTCGGCCGCAGGTTGCCGATCCGGGGCCCGCTGACCTGTGCCCGGTAGGTGCTGTCCGAGTAGGGGCGTGTTTCCATTGCCACCTTCATCTGCACGCTGTCTGCCCCGACTTTCACAACGACGGTCTCCGTTACCGTGTCGGGCGGCGCGAAGAGCAGCACCGGCACCGAGATGTCGGCGAAGCGGTACGTGCCGGGCAGCGGTTCCGGTCTCGGGTAGAACACCGTGTCGATACGCGTCGTTTCTTCGACAACCACCGACGCGGCGCCCCTGCGGTATCCCCAGCCGAAGAGCAGGGCCCCGGCCGAAAGGGTGGCGAGCAGGTAGAGAATCAGGCGTTTCATGCTTTTACAAACAACTCCCACCCGGCCTGCACGTCGAGCATCTTGGCCTCGACGCCGTTCTCTACGAACGACATGGCCGCAACGATGGGAACCATCACGTCGCGGTTGGTCGTGGTGATCCGGCTGTCGGCGGGCACCCCCGATCTTTCCGCCACGGTGCGGACATAGGCGTCCGTGTGGTTCTCCTCCGACGGGGCCCAGCGGCCGATCATCTTGCGGATCGTGTCCAGCCCGTAGTTACGCTGGTAGTTGTTCAACAGCTTGAAGGCAGCTCGATAGCCGTATGCCACCGTCGTAAACTGCGCGAAACGCTTGTCTTTCGACGGCACGACCTCGCCCTGCCAGGGATTGCCGCCCCGTGTCTTCTCGATGTTGAGCGGGTTGTTGTTTCTGAGCCCTCGTGTCATTGCGCGATGTGTTTAGTGTACAGGATATGCCCGACCCATCCGGCCATAGCACAAACAACCCCCACGAGGATGTAACGCGGGAATACGATTCCGAGCACTACGGCCACGGCCGCAACGATGCTCCATACGATCCATTTCTTTTTCATTTGTCCTTTTGTTTTTGTTTGTAGTTTTCCAAATAGGGAATCTTCTTAATCATCTCGAACGAGAGCACATAGTACAGGAAGTCGATGTATCGGTTCTTCGGGAATATGCGGTTCAGGTTCTTGAGGATGTTGACCCCGTAGAAATATATCAGGGCATATACTGCGAGCGAGATCGCCGACATCGCCCCGTCGTGGTTGTCGATGTTGTCCCCGACGAGCAGTATCATAGCCATCAGTCCCGATATTACCGCAGCCTCGGATATGCACTTGAAAGCCTTGCGGAATATGAATCCTTCGTGCTGTACGAGCACGCCGGCGAACAGGCCCGTGAAAAAGTTCGCGGCGAATATAATCATGCAGGCCGTCAGTATGTCGTGTATGGGGGCTATGGCGTTGAACATGTACACCAGGGCACCGATCAACACCTGCCATACTTTTTCGCAGAGCCTTTCTATAAATCTCCACAATGCTTCCATAGGGTGTATTCTATTGTTCGGGCAACACGTTTGTCTGCGCCTGGGGCGCCGCTTCCGACTTCTCCAATTCTGCGATCCTCTGTTCGAGCCGTTTCAGCACCGCGGCTAATGTTTCTCCTTCGGAAACAAGCACGGCCTCGGCTACGGTTACGGGATAGAACGGCTCGCCGTTGGGCTTGTTGGTCATATACATCTTCATTGCTCAATATTTTGAAAGTCCATAACCGTTTCTTCGGCGGCCAGCTCTTCGGCACGCCGGGCCCTCAGCTCCGCAAGGGTCTTTTCATTCGCGTTGTACTCCGCGTTGGCCGCTTCGTACTCCTCATAATCCAGAGGATAGGTAGCCCGGAAGTCAAGGCCGGACTTACTGCATTTGGCCGCCCTATCGTCGGACTTGGCCATGACTGCCCGTAATTCGAGCTGCCGTGATTCGAGGGTGTCGATCTGTCGTTGTGTTTCCATGGTTCAGATAATTATAAGGCGCAGACCGGGCGGGACGAGAATTTATAACACTTGCCTGTATAGCCCAGATAGCCGGCCCTTCCGTTATAAATGTAGATGTAACTCTCCTGCATCTCGCATGAAGTATGGACATAATAATAATAACCATAGCACGTGGTAGCTTTCAAGCGTAAGAGCGTACGGTTTACAGGGTCTTTTTCCACGTCAGCGGCGAAACACACCCTGTCGTGCATCAGCAGGTAGACCTCTTCCGACGACGGCAGCCACCATGCCCCCGCCTCCAGCCCCGTCGTCATTCCGTCCACGGTGATGCCGAAGTCGAGGGCTGCGGCGGCAGCCGGGTAGCGGTACTGTGTTTTGCCGTAAATATCCTCGAAGGTAAGCCGCCCGATCAGGTTCGTGTTGGTCTTGCCATCCTGCAACATCGTCCCGAACTCCGTAGGATATTGTGCCATGTGCTCGGCGAACAGGTAGTCCTTGTAGGTGGGATACACGGCAACCAGATCGGGGTTGTCGGCCTCGGTGAAAACGCTCTCCCGAATGACTATGCCGCTTCCCGGCTTTTGTCCTGTGGCTGCCTGGCCTCTCTCCGAATAATATTCCGCGAACTGGTCGAGGACACCACCTGCCATATTTGAATTCACACCATTCTTGCGGCGAATTTCTTCTCTGGTTCCTTTGATAAGTATCCCCGTGAGTGTTGTCTGATAGCTCACGTTCTCCCGAGGATAGGTGATTTGGCAGCCATTCGTAACGTTGATAAGCACATAATTGGGCGACCATGTGTTTATCGACATGACAATTCGTGCCCCTGCTTCATCGACAGAGGCTGTCCAGCCATAAGTGTTTTTGATCTTCTCGTCCGCATTGATCTGCGCGGCGATATCCGCGAGCGTCGCACCCGGGGCATAAGTGAATGCGTGGTCGGTATTATAGATACGAAGCGTGAAGGTTCCCCCCGCAGACAGTTCGAAGCCAGATAGGGCGACCTCGTAAGAGTACGCCCAGCAAACGCTGCTTGCCGCATTGCGAAGCGACACGATCAGCACCCGCTCGCCCTGCCGGGCATAGACCACGGCCACGGGGACAAGCTGCGGCGACAGCTGCTCTGCAACAAGCGTCGCACCCTTGACGAAGCGGATAGTCCCCGTGGTCTTGTCGAAGACCGCGAGGTCGCCCACCCCGGCGGCCGGCTTGTCCACTACGACGTTCACGCCGTCGTAGATGAGCGCTCCGTCGTCCTCGATGTAGGATACCGCCGACTGTGTGTCCTTGCGATTCTTGTCGGCCGTGTAACCCGCCTTGTTGGCGTATTTGTTGACTTGTGACATGTTGTATGTAGTTTAAGCGTTCTTCCAGTCCGACACCGCGCCGTTACCCACGGAGTGGTAGACCGCGTTGTTCTTCGTATCGACATAGAACTGCCCTGCGCGGTCGGGGGCTTTCGTCGGCGCACCCTCGCCCGTGACGACGAGGTTGTTGTCGCCCCACACGCCCAGTTTTTTCACCTGCAACTCCGGGATCAGCACTTTGCCCGAGAGCATTTCCATGAGCAGCCTTTCGAGGTGCGTCACGCGCGCTTCGAGCGTGCAGTCCGAGTGCGCGATAACCGAAATTTCGCTGAACGAAGCATCCGACCACGGCGTGAGCTTGTGCCTGGACAAGAAGTCGGCATCGGTGATCTCCGGCCCCGTGGTATAGTAGGTGTTGCCCAGCAGCGTGACGTCGACCTGCGTGAAGGGAGCGCCGCCCTTCACGTCGGGCATGTAGAGCGCTTTGGTTCCGTCGAGCGACAGCAGGCGGCAGCCGATGATCTCGACGGCCATATTTTTCGCCGCAGCATCGGTGCTTGCGTGGATGGTGGCCGCGCCCGTCGAAGTGCCTACGTGCGTGTCGCTGACGCACTCGCAGCCGTCTAACCGAATGGTCTGGTTGTCGGTAAGGCCCGCGCCGACGGGTGAATGGCACGTACTGAAGAGTTTGCAGTTCCGAATCGTCGTGAAATATCGCTCAGATGCGGCAAAGACCGAATCGATATGTATGCAGTAGCAGGCTTGGTGACCGCCGGCGCTGGCGTCCGTATAACTCTCGTCGTTCAGGCAGTTGACGGTCATGTTGGCGATGGTGCATTCGCCGCCCGCCTCGATGATCTTGGCGCGGTTCACGGAGTTGTTCTCATACGAGACGATGACGCCGTCGCGGCTCTCGCCGATAAGCGATATGCGGTTCGCCCCCTTGTTGATGATCGCATACGGGTAACCCATCGCCACATTCTTCGGGGCCTCGTGATCGTAAAGGCCGTTGCGGATAAACACCGTAACCGCGTTGTTCACGACATCGAAGGCGTCCCTTGCGAAGTCGCACGCCTGCGCGACCGAGAAGAAATGCCCCGTCCCGCCCTCGTCCACGGTGAAGGAGTCCGTGTCGAAGTTTTTCAGCGTGGCCCGGCTCTCGGCATCGCACCATGCGTCATAGTTATTGAGCGTGACGATCAAATCCTCGATGGTGACCTTCTGGCCGATATTGGTGGCTGCGGATATGCTGGTGCCCACATTCAGCCCTCCCGCTACCGACGCCGCCTTGCCGCGGTAGTAGATTTCGTAGGTGCGGTCTGCCTTGAGGACGAACCAGCGGCCCCGCTGGTCGAGATTGTCCGAATAGGTAATGATCCGCAAAGAGCACTCTTTGTCCACGCGCAGCTTCATGCGCACGAAAATAAAGTCCGAAGCTGCGACCGGGATGCGGCTGGTCAGGGAGAAGTTCGACGTCACGCCTGACTGCGTAGGCGTAACGACCATGCTCCGATCCGTGATGTCCGAGCCCGTATTGTTATAATAGCTCTTCGTAAAGTCCTTGAGGATGTAGGCTACGTGGTCTTTGTAGCCTAATTCAGTATTCAATTCTTCCGAAGTCACATATCCGGAATCATTTTCCAGTTCGGACAGTTTCGAGGGAAGCTCCGTGCGGTCGGCCTTGCCCTGGATCATCTCCTGCAATGCAAGTGTCAACTTGTCCCAGGATACGGTGTTGTTGAGCAGGGAGGCGCGGATCTCGGAGCCTTCGACCGTAACCTGTATCTCGGAGCCGATAGAGCCGACATACACTTTCACGAAGTCAGAAACCGGGATGGAGGATATGGAGCCGTCGGCATTTACGAACTCGATAGATTGGGTATCCTCGTTGTAATGCAGCCCCATCATCTCGATAGGCAGGTCGATGATGAACTTCGCACCGCCCTTTGTCGTGAAGGTCAGCTCGTAGGTTTTGTCGTTGAACTCCGGCAGTCCTACGCAGGTGTTGAGCAGCTCCCGGATGTCGGGATGCGCCGTGGGGGAGGTGTTGTGCCGCTCGATCTGGCCGCTGACGTCCGGGGTGGGAATTTCTGAGATCGCCTTGTCCGTATAGTTTTTGGCCTCGGTCAGTGTCTGCGCATCCCCGCCGGATATGTTGCTGTTGAGCTCCTCGGACATAGCGTCAAACACATCGCTGACATTATTCCATAGTTCTGTTGTCTTGGTGTCCGTGTACGACTTGCTCTCTTTGAGCGTATCCGCGTCTCCAGCGGTTATGTCATTACCAATTAAGGGCAGCAACTGACCGATACCTTCACCTATTACATCTTTCGCTTTCTCAACCTCGGTGTTCGTATACGACTTTGCTTCAGCCAGTGCGCCCGCCGCAGCCTCCGTCAGTTCCTGCTTGGATGCCTTGTCGGACAACTCCTTCCTTATCTCCGTGTCGTCGTAGTTGGAGAGCCCGGCCAGCTTCTCCTTCTCCTGGTCGGTGTAGTCGTTCGTCGAAAGCCCTTTCCCTTCTTCCTTGTCGACCTTTTCGGCAAGGAGTTTGTCAATATTCCCGACCTTATTTACAGCGTCATTTGCCGCTTTTGCCGCCTCGTTCGCGGCGTTTGCAGCGTCGATAGGGGCTTCGGCATATTCTTCCTCCGTAAGTTCGGAATTCGGGTTGTATTTCTTGAATGCCTCGTAAGCACTCTCCCCAGGCAATCCAACAACAAGGCTTGACGCCTCAAGGTTGATAGTTTCCGTTATAAGGTTGCTTTCGTCTTCGCCACCTTCCAAGAGTGTCGTAGGAACCAATTCGAAGGCCTTGCAGTAGTCGACCGCCGTTTGCCCTCTCTTCTGCAAATTCTCCCACATGGTGAGACGGTACACCCCGATGGACTTCTGCATTGTGCCGCTAATGGTGAAAATGGCGGTGTTGCCTTCGGTGGTGAAATCAACGGGAATGTCCATATGCGAAGGCAAATGGACGAAGAGTTTCAGGTCGCGCCCTTCGAGTGCTACCTCCTCTCCATTGGTAAGTATCGGCCAATGTATCTCTATGTCCTTGCCTATCCGGATGCGTTTCATATTCCTTTCGAGCGTTTATTCTTTTTTGAGAGCGGACATGATACTGTCATAGAATACCGCCTTGCACATCTTTGCGGTATCGACGATAATCGATTCCTCCTCCTCGGAAACTTCGATGCCGCCTTCGCTGTGGAGGATGCGGAATGCCAGGTCATGCGCTACGATGCCGTTCATGCCCATGTATATGGCGTTGGCAAACTCTTTCCGGGCGTCGACGACAATATGCCCGGCGCGGGAAATATCGGTGAACAGTTTAAATTCTTTTAAATTCAATGCTTTCATATATCCTGTTTTTGTGTTAATATTGGCACCAGTTGGCCGTCCACATACTGTTCATATGATCCCACAATATGATCCACAACTTACCCCAATCCAAGGTAATTTCAGTGTTGTTTTGAGAGTTGGAATTGGTGCATATCCTGTGCTGGGTATTCCCGCGCTTCAACTTGACATTGCCGCTGCCGACCTTTCGGATGAAATAAATCTGCCCTTGTTTTGGTGAAGACGGTAAAGTCAGCGTAATCTCGCCCGTAGCCGTACTGAATACCACGCTGTCCATGTCGGTCAGGGTTCTATTAGAAGAGGTTCGCACATTCCTCAGCCTGAAACCCGTTATGAACCCCTCGGGGATATATAAGGCATGGTTTCCGGACTGACGTGCAGCGGTAGTGGTTCCATCCGATAATGCTGCTCCGGTGACATTTATATACACTCCGACATTGCCTGCCGTGCCGCCGGCTGCGCTGCGGCTTACTTCTGCTCTTATAGGCCCATATAGGGCACCACCCGTTGATCCCGGCCAGGTGTTGCCTCCAAGATAAAGCTTGGTATTATCGTTGGTAAACCTAATCAGATTGGAAGATAGAAGCATCTCACCGAAGCTGTCTGTGGCTGTTAATGATGATTCGTCAATTTTAAATCCGCCTATTGTTCCGCTCGATGCGTTGATAGTCCCTGTAATATCGGCTTTGGTGGCCACGAATGCCCCGTCCTTAGCAACCCTGAACGGCGCATTCGACGGCGTGTTGCTCCCGACGAACAGGGGAATATCGCCACCCACGAGCCCTGCGATGATAGTATTCACGGAAATGTCTGTCTTGGAGTTGTGCACCACGAACTCCATACCTTGCAGGAAGTTGATGACGGCATTCTCTGCGAACAACAGGGGCGTATATATCGGCACCATGTCGTTGAGTTGTTGCCAATATGCCGATGCGGATCCCGCCGTCGGTTTGTTGGAGTTCGACGAAGTGTGCGTTTGGCCGCACTGGAATTTCAGCTGCTTATTGTTCGCATAGATCGTAACTACGTCTATGTATCTGGGGCCATTGGAAACGAGGTCGAGGTCATTGCGGTATTCCACTCCCGATGCCCATTCCGTGAGGCGGGTTATGCAGCCCTGCAAGCCATCCTTGCCGGGGGCACCGTCTTCGCCGGGGGCGCCGTCATCACCTTTAGGGCCCTGCTCTCCCGATATGCGTACCGGAGTTGCCCAGCCTACCGTCGGGTGCAACAGATTGTCGTCGGCGTCTATTTCTGCCTGGGTCATCCACAGATATTCACCCGAAGAGAGCGACGGCGGGGTGTCGCTCCAACCTGCGGGGGTGCGATCCGTTTTGACCAGCGCCGGCGCCGTGGTGGTGCTGTTATTCTTGGCGTATTTGAAGTCAGTATGCGGCCCCGGCTCCCCATCCTCGCCCGTTACGCGGATAGGCGTCGACCACGCCCCGGCCTTTCCGGTCGATGCGTCTATCGTAGCCTTGGACATCCACCATATACCGACACCAGTGGGCGCGTCACTCCATCCGGACGGAATGGGGTCGTAGGAAGTAGGCTTTGCTGGCTCCGTATCGCTATTTTTAAATACATAGGATGTCCAGTTCCCCGGTTGCCCGTCGTAAGAATACCGCGCCCAAATCGAGGGCGAGGAAAATGCGCCCCAAACACCTTCCACCTTGTTGCGCTTCGACACCCATTCGTAGCGATATGTGGCGTCTACTCCCGTAGGGTCATCCGTCCATGGAGCCGGGGGATTATCGTATTCCGCAACATCGGGAACATCCGGAACGGTGCCCGGATCCTCGGTTTCCGTACGCGTGAATATGTATTCTACACCTTCACCATCCACACCATCCGCGCCGTCGAATGACCACTTCGCCCATAAGGACGCTGCTGAATATCCGCTCCAGTGTCCGCCTGTCTTATAGCGTACGCAAGTCCATTCGTAGGGGCGCTCGGAATTCGGGCCCGTGGGGTTGTTCGTCCAACCGCTCGGTACATATCCGTCTTCGTCGCTGCCAGACGGCGTATTCGGGGCCGTGTTGGAACTTGTGCGTTTGAATATCCATTCTACATCGGTTCCGTCGACACCCGGCGCTCCGTCGAACGAAAATTTTGCCCAAAGCGCAGGGTCGGTGAATTTGCCCCACATGCCATTTACCTTCACGCGCTTGCTGGCCCACTCGTAAGGGGTGTCGCTATCGGGCCCGACGGCATCGTCCGTCCACACCTGCCCGTCCGAGGTTTCGGAGGACGAGGGAATGTAATCGTCCTGCTGCGCGGTGGGTGGCTGTGCAGGGGCTTTGTATTGCGATGTACGCGCGAAAATCCACTCGTAATCCTTGCCGTCCTTCCCGTCGGATCCCGGTTCGCCCGATACGCGCTGAGGAGCAGACCATGATTTAACCTCTCCGTCGACAACGGTGCCGGTACACATCCATGTAGGACGTTGATCCGACATCGGGAGCGTCTCCGTAGTCCAACCTTCGGGCGGTATTTTAAGCTCCGTAGGTTTCGCCGGTTCGCTCTCCGATTTTTTGAATATGCTGACCGTTTCGAGCACCCCGTATCCGCCTAAGTATACCCACTCCTCGGCATCCTTGCCGGGCTCGGTCTTGGTGCCGTCGACCAGACAGCGCCAATGTCCGTTGTTCCAATATACGTCGTCGTTGCGGTTGTATGTTTCCGTGGCGCTCCACACTCCGCGATCTATGATCGTGGGCACCTCTTCGCCGCCGGGCGTGAACTGATGAATGACGCCCGACATGTAGATGTTGTTCAGGTATGCCGAATATCCCGTCATGTTTATCCCGAATACGGACAGGTTTGACAGGTCGCCATATTGCGCGGCGATATTGGACGCAGTGAACTCCCAATCGGAAACTCCCGTTAAATAACGCTGGTATGTCCGGGTTTCGTAGCGGGAGGTCTGCCGATCCTCATTTGAGAAGGAGCCATAGCCCACGAAGGTCATCGACGCCGCCGGATGATATTGGGTGGGGTAAGCTCCCGATACCGGGCGTAGTTGATACTTGAAGGTCTTGTAAGTTGTAGTGTCCAGCTCCTCGGTGATGCGGAAATAGCAGGTGGCGAACCCGGCAAAGCGCCTGTTGCCACGTCCGTCGTCATAATCCGCGGTTGCATTCTCCGAAGTGTTCAAATTGTGGAAGATGCCCATGCATATATCCCCGACCCGAGGACTTCCGATTTCGCCTTCTTCGAGCTTGAGGGTGATGGTTTGGGTCGTGGTGTCGACGCTTTCGATGATCCCGGCACTTGGAGCATACCACGTATCGCCCATGGATATTTCGACACGGTTGTAGCGGAGTTCCGGAACCTCCAGGAATCCCCGAAGTTTCAGGCTCTGCATCTCTGCGTTCCCTTTCTTGTCGATTATGCCGCCAAAGCCAGTCATGCCGGATGCGAACCCCCCGAACTGGGCACCGTCGTCAAAGGTCATTTTACCTTTGAATGTGTCCGGGAACTGTTTGTTGGCGAATTCCCATAGTGCACGCTTGGCGGAATAGGCATTGTAGTCTGCGGCGGCAGTGGAATCGTAGCGGGTGATAAGGTAGATTGAGGCTCCCGATTCGGTAACGCCTATGCGCTGTGCGTACAGGTTTGCCTTCACCTCCGATTCTATGTTGCCGATACGAGAATATGCCGTATTGTCGCCTACCGTATATGTGGCGATATATTCGTTATATAGTTTTTTTTCGTATCCCTGGATGCGTGATAATCGGCCGCTTTCTCCGAAGCGTGGATCCACAAGGCGAACCGCTTGCCCGGCATCGTAATTCTTCTTGTTTTCTTGGCAGTATACGGGATTAGTTTCGCAGTCGTATACGTCCGTGTCGCTGCTGTGTTTCGCGGCATATGATTCCCCGGCCTTCAAGAGCTCCTTTTCAGCCTCCTCGATCCTTTCTTTAGGTAGTTTTACGCCTGTTATGACAAACGTATCTCCAGGCTCGGGATGCAGGCTTTCGTTGGGGATGATAAGTTGGCTTTCACCGGATGATTCTACTTGCGCGATGATCTCGAACTTCTTATCAAATCCATCCTCCGGTTTCCACGTCTCTGGTTTGTAGTTTATACTTAGCTCAAAATCCCGCCCCATAAGACTGCCGCTCGTGAAGGTAGCACCTAGGGTTTCGCCTTTAATCATGTCCGAAGGCCGGAACGGTGTGTCTTTGCAGTACATGACATACGCCTTATCCGTTTGCCCTTCGATGATCTCCCGTACGGTCTCAATGCTGGTGACAGTCTCCGTATTCTTGGGGTATATGTCATCGAAGAACACGACCTGCTCCACAATGTCGCTTCCCGAAAGACCAGGTATTGCGTCGATATACCGCTGTCCGTCCGGCAGGCGAAGCCGAATTTCAGATACATGATTCGTTTCACCTCCTTGCGGAGCTTGCCCATAGTCGCTTGTAAGATTGCGAGTAGAGCCAAAGACGTAGAACCGGGTGCCGTAGCTCGAATCATCCCCTTTCTTTGCGGGAATGTTTTTCACTACATTCCCCTGTCTGAACTCTTCGGGGGATCCGAAGTCCAGTTTGCCAAAGCATAACGATACGAGGTCGCCGTTTTCCTCTGTCCACCATTCCGTCTCAAAGGTTTCGGCAATCGTATTGAGGATGTCCCAGCACTTATCGCCATTGAACGATACAAGCTTCGTAGCTTTAGGATTGTCAACGGTGATCGTGCCTACCTGCCAGTTTTCGCCTCCGAGCTGCTTGTTCATGTTGGCGACGATCAACGCCGCGAAAGATTCGAGGTCTGTGGTGTTGTGAAATACGGCTTCGGGATTGTCCCCACCCAGCCAGAAGCATACGAAACGCTTCATGTGGTTTTGCTGAGCCTCGAATTTGAGAGTGTATTTATAGCCGCCGGTCTTGTTGTCGAACTCCGGGCGCACCGTGGACATAATCTCGAACTTGCGGCCTTTATATGTGATGTAGGAACCACGAGCAAATGTCGTTGGTTCAAGGAGATTAAAGGGCAGCTCGATATAGTAGTCTCCCATGAGGACATATTTGATGATAGCCTCTTTGGTGACTGGCGCGTCCAATATTTCTGTTCCTGTCGGAGAGTAAATAATCATTTGCATCAAGGGCTCGGCGATTCCTCAAGCCTCTGTGCAAATGTGTGACTGTGCATTTTAATAACAATGGGGAGCTGTAAAAATATCAATAAAAAAGCAGGGATTTCTCCCTACCCGAACATATATTCTGGGACTTAAAATTAATCGTAAAATAAAATTGAGCCCTAAAATAACTATTTAGGGCTCTATACAGATGTTTCAATTTACACATTATACGGATAGACCCGTACGTCTATAACAAAATGATCCATTATTTTAGGCGTCTACACCCATGTCCATCACAATTTATTTAAAGAATGTATCTTTCTCGTAGTCAGAATACAAATCAGACCGTCGAACCGCTTCGAGCGCCATATTAATATCATCTTCTACTAAATCACCGATATATTGCGCTCTGCCGTCCGAAAATTGATTTATAAGTTCAGATTTCGAAATATGGAGTAGGGATTGGCAGCCGAGAAACGAATCGTATTTGAGTATATCAGGATAGTTGCTCTTCTTGAGTTGCATTTGCATACTCAATGCTTTCTCGTCTTTCCAAATTTTAGGATTTATGTCGGAATTTATAAAAAAGAAGCCGTATAATTGCGTGTCATCCTCTCCCATTACAACAAACATCTTTCCATGATCAACGTAGTCGAATTCATCAGAATGGAGTATAGTACCTCTTTTTATAACAGCACGGGCCAATGGGGAAATATCCATATTACAAACAAGCCTTTTGGAAGTCCATTAATGAAGTAACATGGTTGATAAATTCTTCATCAGCCCCATCTTCTCGCATAATATCAGCAACGGCAATCGGACGATCTTTTGCAGTGGCATGCCATGCGTAATCATGCGATTTTTCACGCAATTCTTCCCATGCCATTGAGCCATATTTGGCTATTGAATCATCAAGTTCGGCAATGTCTGTCTTTGAAAGATAATATAAATTAGCTTCTTTTTTTGGTAAAATAAAATACCAATCGTGGACACTGAATAATTCAGAAAACTTCGCTATATCTGCATACTTGGCAAAATAGCTATCTCCGCGTACAGCTTTGAATATATCATCAATCTTTGACGGAACCGGCCCGTCTTTCATCGCAATATAGGTGTCACCAGTAATCGGACGGCCATACTTTATCAAGTGCTCCCGATCTGCAAAGTAGAGCACTTTAAAAATTTTATGGAAATCTTTACGCTCCACCCTGTTCGCAATATACAGGACAGCCTGTAAAGATTTTTCAGAATTAAAAACCGGTGTCGCCATAGCCGAACCTCCTTATATTATACAAATATATAAAAATATGTGCCACATTGCAAAATTACGCAATATTTTTTACAATAGCCCAATTTATATACGAAAACGCACTTCGTGCTGTTTATATTGCATGTGGCACCACATAAAAACGCCCCGCATTTCTGCGAGGCGCCCCCAACGTGGTGTGGAAATAGTGGTATACGGGGGTTACTTTCACGCTTTTATTTGTGGGTCTAAATTTTTGGACTTATATTTGCAGTAGATAAAAACGAATAACGATGCCTACAATTTTAAACCTTTTTGGATTGCGATTTTATTTCTACTCTGACGAACATTTGCCAATACATGTTCATATCGAGTACGGCGACAACGACGCAAAGGTAGAAATCGCTACACGAGAAATAAAGTACAACCGGGGGATAAAAGCGAACGATATGCGCCGCGCGCTCGAAGTGATCGAGTTGTACGAGGCGGAGATCATCGCCAAGTGGCACGAGTATTTCGGAGAAGAGGAATAAACTGCAAAGTACAAAACATTATGATTATGGCGAAGATTACAAAAGTTTGGTTCGAGGGTGGCCGAATATACATAGCCACTAATGACGGCAAAACATACAGCCGCCCGCTGGAGTATTTCCCCATACTCAAAGAAGCTACCGACGACCAGCGCGAGGCGTGGAAAATAAACAAGTTTGGGGATGCTATCCGCTGGGAGGAGATCGACGAAGATATACACCTGTCGAGTTTCTACGCCACGGATGAACCGGACACAAATAATGTGATAGGGGATGTATTCCGTCGATTCCCGCAGTTGAATGTGTCGGAGATTGCCCGCACGATAGGTATTCACAAAAGTTTGTTGTCGAAATATATTTACGGCACCAAAAAACCATCTGAGAAACGCACGGAGGAAATATTAGATGCCTTGCGGCAGATAGGCCGTGATTTGGCACAAATACGCGCATAACGTGCGACAAAGGAGAGGCAACATTAAAACATGAGGCGAGGGGTGGCGAAAATCACTCCTCGCTTTTTTGGAT